ATGTTTGCCGTTATTTTTGGTCGTCCAGGGTGCCCGTATTGCGTGCGCGCAAAAGAATTAGCAGAAAAATTAAGCAATGAGCATGACGATTTTAACTTCCGCTACATTGATATCCATGCCGAAGGTATTACGAAAGCCGATCTGGAAAAGACGGTAGGTAAGCCAGTTGAAACCGTTCCGCAGATTTTTGTTGATCAAAAACACATCGGCGGCTGCACGGATTTTGAAGCGTGGGCAAAAGAGAACATGAATCTGTTCGCCTGATCGCCGTTTCTACGCCCTCCGCTGGAGGGCGTCTTCAGTTCTTTTTCCGTCGATGATGCTGATTGAACAAGTTGCTGATAAACAAAAAACACAATGCGCCAAGCGCGCACCAAAACACCGCACTAAACAACCACGCCAGCTCTTGCCACAACGAACGCGTCGGCATAAAAACGAACCGCATCAGTAACAGACAGCACGGCGCCGCCAACATGGCACCAAGAAGGGGTTTGAGCACCTCCCGACGATGGGAGAAAAAGCTTGCTGCAGCACCAGGCAGGATAAAAAACAACAATCCGACCTCAGGATGCCCTGCCGCTCTGAATGCCCCTTTCACGTTCAGCGTTAATGAAAGACACACCACAATAAAGAGCACAAAGCAGCAGACCGCACCCGCCCAACTTTGCTTATGTTTCAATTGTTCCTCCTGACACATTCTCTATCGAACACTCTTTTCGCCCGCAGGCGTCCAGTCAGATAAAGTAACCAGGCATTCCATGCCAAAAACACACTCACACGATTCTTATAGCCGTTGATACGTAATGAGATTAAACTAACCGCATATATTGTTATGCTGCATTATTTGGGGCTGTGTACGAAGCTGTCGCCCCTTAATTTCTGGCAAAAACATTAGCGTAAATTGCCATTTCTTTCAATAGCTTACTAGTAAACAAGAAGTTAGTCTCCGTGAATATAAACGTCGCAGATTTGTTAAATGGGAATTACATCCTGTTATTATTTGTGGTCCTGGCACTGGGCCTGTGTCTGGGTAAATTACGTCTGGGTTCAGTCCAACTCGGTAATTCCATTGGCGTTTTAGTGGTGTCCCTATTATTAGGTCAACAGCACTTTAGTATTAACACCGATGCATTAAATCTCGGCTTTATGCTGTTTATTTTTTGTGTCGGCGTCGAAGCCGGTCCCAACTTTTTTTCGATTTTTTTTCGCGATGGGAAAAATTATCTAATGCTTGCTCTGGTGATGGTCGGCAGCGCCATGCTGATCGCTCTGGGGCTGGGTAAGCTATTTGGCTGGGACATCGGCCTGACGGCAGGTATGCTGGCCGGCTCGATGACCTCAACGCCGGTGCTGGTCGGCGCGGGTGACACCTTGCGCCATTCCGGAATGTCGGGGACATCGCTTTCAACCGCCCTCGATAACCTGAGCCTCGGTTATGCGCTCACCTATTTGATTGGTTTGGTCAGTCTGATTGTTGGCGCGCGCTACCTGCCGAAACTTCAGCATCAGGATCTGCAAACCAGCGCCCAACAAATCGCACGTGAACGGGGTCTGGACACTGATGCCAACCGTAAGGTTTATCTGCCGGTAATTCGTGCCTATCGCGTTGGCCCGGAACTGGTGGCATGGGCCGATGGCAAAAATCTGCGCGAGCTGGGTATCTATCGCCAGACCGGTTGTTACATTGAACGCATCCGTCGTAACGGCATCCTGGCCAACCCGGATGGCGACGCGGTACTGCAAATGGGCGATGAGATAGCCCTGGTGGGTTATCCGGATGCGCATGCCCGCCTCGATCCCAGTTTCCGTAATGGTAAAGAGGTGTTCGATCGCGATCTGCTCGATATGCGCATCGTCACTGAAGAGATTGTGGTGAAAAACCACAATGCCGTTGGCCGCCGCCTGGCCCAGTTGAAACTGACCGATCACGGCTGTTTTCTCAACCGCGTGATCCGTAGCCAGATTGAAATGCCTATCGATGATAACGTCGTGCTTAATAAAGGCGACGTGCTGCAGGTCAGTGGGGATGCTCGCCGCGTCAAAACCATTGCCGATCGTATCGGCTTCATTTCCATTCACAGTCAGGTGACCGATCTGCTGGCCTTCTGCGCCTTCTTTATCATCGGTCTGATGATCGGGATGATCACCTTCCAGTTCAGTAATTTCAGCTTCGGCATCGGGAACGCGGCTGGACTGCTATTCGCCGGGATAATGTTGGGCTTCCTGCGTGCCAACCATCCAACGTTTGGCTATATCCCACAGGGGGCGCTGAACATGGTCAAAGAGTTTGGCCTGATGGTATTTATGGCAGGCGTCGGTTTAAGCGCGGGCAGCGGCATTGGCAATGGCCTTGGCGCCGTGGGTGGTCAAATGCTGATTGCCGGCCTGGTTGTCAGCCTGGTGCCGGTTGTCATCTGTTTCTTATTCGGTGCTTACGTATTGCGCATGAACCGCGCCCTGCTTTTTGGCGCCATGATGGGCGCGCGTACCTGCGCTCCGGCAATGGAAATCATCAGCGATACGGCACGCAGCAACATCCCCGCATTAGGCTATGCCGGGACCTACGCAATTGCCAACGTACTGCTGACATTAGCGGGGACACTCATCGTTATTGTCTGGCCTGGGCTTGGTTAGCGCTGAAATTTACTCTTAAACGAAAATTTTTTGCAGGTAAGCAGAACTTTTCTTCAAGACGTCAGTCATAACTATTGCCACTGCTTTTCTTTGATGTCCCCAATTTGTGGAGCCCATCAACCCCGCCGTTTTGGTTCAAGGTTGATGGGTTTTTTGTTGCCTGAAATTCATCCCCATTCCAATCAACCACTTAGATAACTTCTTTTTCATGTGTGGCGACAAAATGGCGACAGCGCTTTTGTTATGGCGGCACCAGACGTACAAAACCCGCCAGCGGCGGGTCAGTATTAGTAAGCAAATTGTTCCTGCATACCCTTTGGATGAGGCGGTGCTGCGCTGATTTTTTGCGGACGGCATACTGAGCGCACAAAAGTCTCATGCGTCACGAAAGTATGCCCGCATTCGATGTTAGTGCACTGGTTGTAGCGTTCTTTGGTCTCATTGGAAACCTGGAAGCTGCTTCGGGTATGTGCAGCCTGCCCGCACATAGGACAATTCATCATAATAATCAGCCCTCATTATTAACCAGTTCGCAATAATGATACATCATTGTTCGCAATTTGGAACTAATCATTCCATTGCGAACTCATCTATTTTCACTTCAAGCTCCATGCTGGTCGTAAATCCATTATCCGGGCTGACAGAATGCGTCAGGGTGGTAATGGTCCATTCGACATCATCGATCGGCTGCTTAAACCCCGTCACCTTCACCGGCATTTCCGTATAGAGATCAGCCCGTCCCTCAGCCAGCTGCAGGGAAAATGAAGCAACCCCACGCTGCAGACGTTCCCACTGCATTTTTGCTGCGCGCTCTGCATTGCTCCGGTTGGCGTAGGTACGATTAAGAACCAGCACGTTTTCATCCGTTCCCACCAGATAATCTCCCTGTTTTGCTTCCGGCTCTTTGGGTGTGGTGGTTTTCTTTCGCCGACGCTTAACACTGGTTGTCTCTTTTTTCCCGGGCTCACGCGTATGCAACCAGCTGGCAATAACACCGGTATAGGCACCACGATCAGCAAGGGTGAACCGATGACCGTCACCGGCTTTGCGCGTGATGGTGATAACCGGCAGCGGCTTGCCGCTTGCCGTTCTTCCCTGTCCCTGCCGGATAAACAGCAGGTTCCCGTCCTTAACAGAAGCAATCGCCCCATACTGTCTCGCCAGTTTCATCAGAAAACTTGCATCGCTTTCATTGGTCTGGTCCAGATGATCCAGCGCCTTATCCGTCAGGTCTTTACCCAGCGCCACTTTGAGGTTATGCCGGGCGGCGATTTCCTTTACCACCTCCCCCACCGTTGTCTGATGCCATGATTTTTCGCGCCGTGTATTGAGGGTTTCACGGAAATCTGCGCTACGCGCCCGGATGCTCAGTCGGTCAGGGGCACCGCTGTGTTCAATTTCATCCACGGTAAAAGCCCCTTTAGGGAAAAGCGGCTGGCCTTTCCAGCCCAGCGCCAACTGAATCACTGCCCCACGTCGCGGCAGAGCAATCAGACCGTCGGCGTCGTCCAGCTCCAGATCAAGCTGGTCCGCTTCAAAGCCCCGGTTATCCGTCAGCGTCAGACTCATCAGGCGCGTATCCAGCACGGTCGTCACGTCCTTACCTTCAATGACGATACTGAATGCCGGGCTTTTGCTGTTCAGATTCAGGAGATCAGAATTAACGTTCACTGTAGCAATCCTCCAGCCGTGTTTTTAATCCCCCCAATCGCAGAAGCTGCAGAGTCCTGCAGGTTGCTGAGCTGGTCACTCAGGCTCCCGAACATGTCAGACAGCGATTCATCAACCCGTTTGAGGGTGATCGTAAACTCAATGCGCCGGGGCATTCCGCCTGCAAAAAACTCCGTCTTTGTCTGGCTCAGACTCTCAATAACAAACATGCCGTAAATGGTTCCGCTGCCTTCAATCAAAGGCCAGGCTTTGCCCTGCTCTGCCATCAACTCCAGCGCCAGCAATGACAGCCTGCCTCCGGTCACTTCCGGCAGCAGAACCCCGGACAGTGTCAGTGAATCATTATCCGGACCAAGAAACTGCGTTGACGGGCGGCGATTCACCCGGCTGTTGGCTGCATGTCGCCAGCTGCGCTGATACTGCAGCTCCTGATAAGGGACAGTGCGCAACATAAATACATATAAACCCAGCACCATCATCATGATTCATACCCCCCCTGATCGCTGAAATTGCTGCGCGCTTTTGCCCTGGCCCTGCGTTCCCGCTCGTCAAGCTGGCGTGCCACTTCACGGGCAATATCCTGCGCACTCTGTCCCGGCTGCGCGACGATATGAATGGGCGCATTTATCTCATAACGAATAACTGACGGCGGGCTGTCAGCCTTCACTGGCTGAGTCTGGTATGCCCTCGCAGGCAGACTGAACGGATGAAGCGGAGCCGCTTCTGCAGGTGCCGCAGCTACCCCCATCACGCCAGCAACGACAGAGGCAAGTGCAGCAGTACGCCGTCTGCTGGTGACATTTGCCGGTCCGTTCACAATTTCAGGGCCATTTTCTCCAACAATGCCAAACTGCCCGCGTGGAATGATCCCGCCCGTGTCGTACATCCCTGCGTAAGCCGGAAACCCGCCTGGCGGCAGCACCACTTTGCCGTCACTGTTCACCGTGGCGGATTGCTGCTGCGTGACCTGCGCAGGCAGTTTCGCCTTTGCCGCCTCCTTACTGACAATACCGAGCTTTTCCAGTAGCCATGACACACCGGATTTAAGAGACTCCAGCGGGTGCATCACCCTATTCAGACCTTCCGCCAGCGCCTCACCAAACCGGCGCCCCATTGCAGCTGCGCTGTTCAGTTCTTCGGAAGTGGATTTAACCGACGTAAGTAAATCACTGAACCAGCCCCACAAGGCCTGCACCCTGTCACCAATCCACTGAAACACGGGTCTGAGCGGCTCAAAGGCGGCGCTGATGGGTGCAGCAGCGGCTTTGAATCCTTCCACCACGCCCCCCAGAAATGCACTGATGGGCTGCCAGTATTTCCACACAACCAGCGCCACACCAGCCAGCGCAGCCACAACCAGCCCTATCGGACTGAGCAGCGCACCCAGCATGCCGGAAATACCAGACAGCGCGCCGCGAAGTAATGCCAGCGGACCAGAAACAAGAAAACGCAATACGCCACCGGTAGCTGTCAGCCCACTCCGCAACGCCGCCAGCGGGTTCATCACCATACCGATAATATTACGGATGCCTGACATACCGGCACGGAACACGGCAAGCGGCGCACCTGCCACCGTTTTCAGTGCATTACCCGCTATTCCGGCTGAGCGACGCAGGGAATTAAGCGGGGCACTCAGCAACCCGACACTGCCACCGGATGACGCCATACCACGACGCAACAGGAAAAGTGGCGCACCTGCCAGCCATGACAGGGCACCGCCAGTACGTGTTACCGCTGCAGCAACGGAAGGTAATGTTTTTACGCCCAGCACAGACAGGCCAAACCGAATCACCGCAATCGGCCCCAGCACAGCAGCCACTGCCACGGCAAGTGTACCCAGCCCGACAGTGACAGCCGCCGTAGCCGCCGCCACTTTCATCAGCGTGCCAGCCAGCACGGGATTCTGCTCCACCCAGCGACGCAGCGCCCCGGTCACGCCCTTAACCATGCCCATAATATCCATCAGCGGCTGGCGCAACGTTTCCCCCAGACTGCTGAAAGCGTTCTGCGCCCCCGTCTTAACCAGCAACCACTGCGCAGACAATGAATCCTTGTTAATGTCGGATTCTTTCTGCATGGAGCCATTAGCACCACTGCCTGATGTGAGTTTCAGCTGACGCTGCAGCTCCGGCAGGTTGTTAGCCAGCTTTGCCGCATCATCGCCAAACTCTTTACCAAAAATCATTGTCATGGCTGACAGGCGTTTATCCTGCGGCAGATTGTTGACCTTCTCCAGAACCCGCTGAATGGTGCCCATGGCATCGGTGGTCATCTGCTTTTCAATCTCCGCAGGATTGAGTTTCAGCAGGTTCATACCTTCAAAGAAGCGCTTACTTTGCATAGTGGCAATGGACAGTTCACGCACCATGGCATTAGAGGCGCTGGCGGCAATTTCCGGGGCAGCCCCAAGAGAAAGGAATGTTGAACCCAGCGCAGCAGCCTTTCGGAAGTCAAGGCGGTCAGCCACGCCCCCCATACGCTGCAGGACGTTGATAATGTCCCCACCCTTTGACATGGCGTTATCGTCCAGGTAGTTCAGCGCATCGCCCAGTTGTTCAATATTGCGCGTCGGAACTTTATAGAGCTGCGCGATTTTCCCCAGCCCTTCCGCCAGCTCATCGGCGGGCAGCTCAAAGGCCGTTGCAGCTTTTGCCGCCGTGGAAGCAAAGGCCAGCAGGTCACGTTTCTGGTCCTCAAAGGGATCGTCCTGGCTGGTCACGCCCATGCGCGCGCCGCCTTCAACCAGCGCGGCATAGTCTATAGCGCCATTCTCCATCGGCAGCAGCTCACTGGCAGCCTTAATGGCATCCTGCATGTCATAAAACTGTTTTGTACGGTTGCCGTTATCGTCCCGCAGCCCGTTTACCTGCTTTGCCACGCCTTTCATGGCATCTTCCATGCTGGCGTAGCTTTTCACTGCAGCCATAACCGGCGCACCCATTGCCAGCCCGGCAGCTGTGGTGGTGGCTCCGGCTCCGGCTATGCGATCCCGAACCTCAAGACGGCGCGAATACTGATCACGAACCGCATTCATTCTCGCCTGCTGTTCACCCAGGCGTTTCAGGGATTTTTGCTGTCGCTCCAGTGCCAGTCGGGTTTCATCGGCGTTCTGCCGTAGCTCACGCTGTGCGCTGCTCAGTTTCTTTGTATCAAGCCCTGCCTCATTCAGCGCAAGGCGCTGACGCTGCACTGACTGACGCAGCCCGTTATATTTTCCCTGTAAATCGGTGACACGATTTTTAGCCTGCTCAAGCAGCCTGGCCTGTGCTGCCGTCGGGCGGTTGGTCGCAGTAAACTGCGTGGCGAGCTTTGCCGCTTCTTCGCGGGCGGCTTTAAGGCTGTTACCTGTGACTGCCAGCTGCGCGCTGGCCTTACGGAAGCCATCAATTCTGCCCACCTGAGAATCTAACTCTTTCAGCCGGGCGCGGCTTTGCTGAATAGCGGCAGCCAGCTCTTTTGAGCTGGCCTGCGCGGATCGAAATGGGCGGGTGAGCTTGTCAACCGCATTCAGAATCACCTGCAGACGCAGGTTATTGTCACTCATCGCTGGCCCCGCTTCTCTGAATCGCTTTGTGCCGCCACTCCAGCACCTCTGTCAGCGGCATAACGTCAGTGATGGACGGCGACCAGTGAAAGATGGTGGCGATATCCGCCACCAGGTCATCAATCGTCAGGCTGTCGGTAAACCGGCAAGCACCGACTTCTTCAACAAAAAAGTCACCACCTCGACCGACAGCGCGGTGAGATCGGCGGGGTCCAGTTCAGCCATTTCCTGTGCGGTCAGCGTCGGGGTGGAAATACGCGGGATCACTGTCATCATGGCCCCCACGTCCATATCCATAATGGCCTGCAGGCGGGTGCCGCGCAGCGCACCGGACTGCGGCTTACGCAGCACAATTTCGGTGATTTGGGTTTTACCGCGCATGATTGGCGTATCCAGTTGTACGGTTTTTTCAGTCAGCTTGTCGCTCATGTTCGTTTCCTGTTAATCAGATACTGGCGCGGATCATCGCGCCGTTAAGTTAAATCAGAGGCCAAGGGCGTTACGGTGTGCTTCCATCAGGTCCACGCCGTCAACGATTTCAATCATGTTGACCAGATCAACCTCATAGAGCACTTCGCCGTTAATGGTCAGCTTCGCGTAGCTGTTGGTGCTGCTGACTTTGGTGGTGCTGCTCTCGCCGGTTTTCCACTCGCCGGAATCCACTTCTTTATGACGCCCGCGCACAACCAGCTCAATGGCCTGAACTTCGCCGGTATCGTCACGCTGAATAGAGCCGGTGAAACGCAACTGGATGCCATCAACGGTTGCCTTGCCCATCTGCTTGAATAACAACAGTTCGGTGCCGCCGATTGAAAATTCCGTGTCCAGTGCGCCGTCATCCAGCCCCATATCCACATCCACCGCGCCCGGCATACCGCCGCCGCGATACTTCTCAAACTTGCGGGTGAATTTCGGCAGAGTCAGGGACTCAACGATCCCCTGCCAGTTGTTCCCGTCGTTGAACAGGTTCAGGTGTTTTAACTTGCGTGGTAATGCCATGTATCCCCCTTATGCACTGACACGGCTGGCAAAATCGACCAGGTAGCGATCGGTGATGCGCTGGCGCAGCATCAGATTTTCAAGCGGCGGCACAGGCGTGTAGTCGTAGTCGATGGTGAGCTTCCCGGCTTTCAGAGAGTCTTTATCGTTCACTGACTCATCCAGCCAGCAGTCAGCCCCGATGAGGTATCCCTGATTTACCAGGCTGCGTAATTTGGCGCGAATACCTTCGATAATGTCGCGGGCCAGTGACGGATTCAGTGGCTTATCCACCGCCCACATATGCCCCTCTGCAATCGTGTCAGCCAGCACCTGCGCCGTGCGGGTGTAGTTCTCAAACGCAAACAATGGATCGTCACTGAGGCAGCGGGAACCCCAGAAGCGGAAGCCGTCTTTGCAGATCAACGTGGTGACGTCATTCTGGTTCAGCAGTCCCGCGTCCGTTGCCGGGTCCTGCAGATCCCAGAATACATCAGCGGAAATACCGGTGACGCCATTCACACCCACGTTGGACAGGGTTTTGTGCCATCCGGTCTGTTCGTCGATTTTGGCACGCAGACCGAGCGCACGTGCGGAAGCGTAAGCCGTTGCATCGGCTTTCAGAACGGTGTCAAAGTTGATGAAATCAGGCCAGATCAGCATCCCCTCTCGCTGGCTGAAATTGTCCCGGTATGCAATGGCTTCCTCCACCGTCTTACAACCATAGGCGGACAAGTAGGCAAACCCGCGCAGGCTCTGCGCTACGCTCAGCAGCTCAGTGGCAACGGCCTGCGTGTCGTGCCCAGGCACACCGAGAATGCGCGGCTTAACTTTCAGTTGCGACTGCGCAGAAAGCAGCGCTTTCATGCCCGTTTTTTTACCGTCGGACGTGACACCACCGATAATATTGGAGGTGGTTTCCGCTTCGGTTTCGCCCTGCGCCACGCGCACAACAACCGTCACGGGTTTTGACTGGTCGGCAATCGCATCCAGCGAACGGGCCAGCGTGCCGGACTCGCCTGCTTTACCGCTGGCCTCCAGCACATCAGTCAGCAGAACCGGCTTATTGAGAGGGAATACGGACGCATCAGCATCATCGCCGGTGCAGACCATGCCCACGATAGCGGTGCTCACCGTGGTGATAGATCGGGTGCCCTCGTTGACTTCAACAACGCGCACCCCGTGGTGGTAATCCTGAGCCATAGCGGCGAACCTCCTGATTGGAATAGGCTTCGCCCTATGTTGTATTGATTACGTCACGCAGACAGCTGCGCGGCGTTGTCCTGTTAATCACACAATGTCGCAGGATATTTGCGGTATAACGTCGAGATCCCCACATCAAAAATTAAAGCAACCCGCTGCCGTGTTTCACCTGCAGCAAGTAACCTGCCAGCCTGTGCCCATTGCTCTGGCGTCAGTTTTGGTCTTCGCCCTCCAATCCTGCCTTTAGCTCTTGCAGCTTCCAGTCCCGCACGGGTTCGTTCCACTATCAACTCGCGTTCCATCTCCGCCAGTGCCCCCATAACGTGAAAGAAAAACCGCCCCATTGGCGTACTGGTGTCTATGCTGTCAGTCAGACTACGGAAATTAACTCCGCGCTGCCGGAGTTCTTCTATCAGGGTAACAAGGTGTCGCATGCTTCTTCCCAGCCTGTCGAGCTTCCATACAACCAGCGTGTCTCCCTCCGATAACGTCCTGAGCAACCTTTTTAGCCCTGGCCTGTCTGCTGTTTTTCCGCTCATTTTGTCTTCGAAAATTAGCTCACATCCTGAGCGTTCCAGTGCATCACGTTGCAAAGCAGTGTTCTGGTCATTTGTTGACACCCTCACATAGCCTATTTGCATGAAAAATAACCTCTTAAAAGGTAAACAGCATGCCATGATTTTCAGATGCTGGAATCATTTGCTACGTAACTGATTCAATACTGGCTTTGGCTAAATGTTGGTTTGGGAGAAGGCTCTGCGTTGCCGGTGGGGGTTCCGGTGCCGTGGCCTCTCCCGAACCCACCAGAAGGCTGGCTGAAATATAACGGCGCACCCTTCGATAAAAACAGATTTCCGAGATTAGGTGCTATTTATCCTGGTGGCGTACTGCCGGATTTACGCGGCGAGTTTATTCGCGGCTGGGATGATGGGCGGGGGGTTAATGCTGGCAGGGCATTGCTATCAACTGAAGCTGATATGAACCAGTCTCACAGGCATTTGTTTGAATCAAGTATGGATGGCGGAACGACATGGGGGAATGCAAATCCGTACATTGATTTTAACTCAGGAAATTCAGTGTCACATACCCCAAATAATATATTTGTACAGGTATTGAGAGCGCAAATTAGTGGGGCTGGTTCAGGCTGGGAAGGAATTAACAATACCGGCGTTCGAAATCAGACCAGTGGTGGGAACGAATCTCGCCCACGTAATGTGGCTTTCAACTACATTGTTCGTGCAGCTTAAATGAAAAGCCGTCTGAATGACGGCTTAATCATCTTTATCAAATTGAGGGCGGTTCAGGTAGTTTCGCAGTTTGGAAATCTGATGGGTTGATGGCATTCAGAGCATCAATATAATCAAGCCACAGGTTAAACTTGCTTGTTTCTGCTTCGCTCATTCTGTTGAGTTGTAGCTTTGAAGGCCAGTTATTTTTGTTAATGACAGCATTGGCCTCATCAATCAGCGTCTGAATTTTCATTTCAAATGCTTGAACGTCAGCAGCTCTTTTGGCATCGATATCCGTTATCCACTCAGTACCATTCCAGACATCAAATTCAGTTTCTGGCGCAATTGTGGTGGTATTTTCAGGAAGCTCTCCTAAAAACCGAACAGTGATTTTTTCCCCTGTATCAGTTTTATAAATTTCTGCATCACGGTGATCTTCAACATACTCCCAGCCGTTCAGAGCTTCATTACGACAAATAGCAAAGCCAGCTTTGAATTTGCCGGGTTTATCAGTACACGAATGGGCAGGCACGCCCACGCCTTCTGCAAGATATTCAACGGTTGATGACAGGTACTCACGGGTGATGGCATCATAGTTATAAACGGTGATTTCACCTGCCGATGATGCGATCCCATATGTATTCAAAATTGCTTTACTCATTCTTTCATCCTTCGTGCTGGGGCAGGATTCTACTATACTGGCCGTTCTCGGTTATTCTTGATATTGATGTTGTTACATAGCCCGCACAATGTAATTAAACGACAGGTTACGTGGGCGATTTTCTGATGAAGTTGGCACAACACGAGAAGCTGCAAAATCCCAATAAAACCAGTTTGTTGAAATAGTCCCAGATGCTGCGCCGGGGGAATAAACACGAGGACCTTCGCTATTAATTCTAATAGCTCCTGTACCATCTGTTGTTTTCATTTCGCCATTAGCAAGCCAGCCATTATAATTTTTGACTGCTGTACCTCCTGTAATATCCCTGATTGCATCACCTTGAGCTGACAACAATGATCGACTGTTGTCGATCCCCCTTCCATCATCCCAGCCACGAATAAATTCACCGCGTAAGTCGGGTAATATGCCAGCCGGATATACCGCGCTTAATTTCGGATACATATTCTTATCGAAGTGCGCGCCGTTATATTTCAACCATCCCTGCGGCGGGTTCGGGAGAGGCCACGGCACCGGAACCCCCACCGGCAACGCAGAGCCTTCTCCCAAACCAAGGTATTGTAGAAGGGCTGAAACACTTTTCCCGCTGAGGTTAGTCAAAGTGGCATCGAGGGGCTGTTTCCCCGCCAGCGCGTTCATCACTGTTGTCGCAAAGTTAGGATCATTCCCCAGCGCAGCTGCCAGTTCATTCAATGTGTCCAGCGCCTCCGGCGACGAACCAACCAGTCCGGCAATAGCTGCCTTCACAAATGCTGTAGTGGCAATCTGCGTATTGTTCACAGTCTGCGCCGCAGTCGGAGCCGTTGGCGTTCCGGTCAGGGCCGGGCTTGCCAGCGGTGCTTTCAGTGCCAGCGCATTGTTAATGGTGGTACTGAAATTCGGGTCATTATTGATAGCTGCTGCAATTTCTTTCAGCGTATCCAGCGTTGCCGGTGCGCCACCAATCACGGCAAGAATAGCGGCCTGTACAAAGGCGGTGCTGGCAATCAGGGTGCTGTTGTTTCCTGCCGGTGGCGTTGGCGTTTTAGGCATGCCTGTCAGAGTCGGACTGTCTTTTGGTGCATACTGCGAATGAGGATCAACAGCTGCAAGATGCTTTGCCATCAGGTCATCCACATACACCTTAAGTTCCAGCACCTTATCATCCACATATTTGCGGGTTGCCAGAACCACAGCGGGGTCAATTTTCAGGGTGATGTTATCGGTGCTGCTGGTAATCAGTACCATGCGCACGGTCTGCGTGCGTCCGCTGCCCTCCGCCAGCTTCGGCTTGTAGCTCTCCGGGCAGTTTCCCACAGCAATTAGCGCACCTGTTTCATCAAACAGGCCGACTTCACGAATCCACCACCCGCCCTCATTTTCCGGGATCACCTGCTCAGCAATAATCTGGCTGCTGTTCTGAGGGTCGATATACAGCATATTCAGCGCTGCGCGGCGTTCCTCAGCCACTAACGCGGTCTGTTGCGCGTTGGGTGTGGGCAGCACACCGCCACCGCTGCCCACCGCCATATGGGTAATTTTTAGTGGGACACCGAGCGCGGCGGCGCTTGCCAGTTTCGCCGCGCCGATATCCGTCAGCAGGGTATAAAATTTTGCGCTCATGGGTTCACTCTCATCGTGTCAATAACATGGACCGCGCCGCCCTCATAAGCGGTGCCGCCGGAAATAATGGTTTCGTTGATATACGGGTAGATCGTGATTTCTTCGCCGGTATAAGTGGCTGCACCCACAAAATACGGGCCGCCTGTCTGCAGGTTGATGGACATGCCAACCAGATGACGGCTGCACGGTTTGGCATCACCGATCAGACGCTCCAGTTCCAGATAGGTTTCTTCTGTTATGCCCTGGTCCTGCACGCCAATATCCAGACGGAACGTCCCCGGTGTTTCGCCAGTCTGCCACCACTCAATGATGCGGATCAGGAAACCGAACGGCTCCACCACGCGCCGCACGGCGCTGGTTGTCCCCTTGTGCTGATGGATATAAAACGCGTCCTGCACAACACGGCGCTTGACGCTTTCTGTCCAGCCCTCATCCCAGCGGTCAACAGAAAACGCCCAGGCCAGATAAGGCAGGAATCTGACCGGGCAGGTTTCCGGGTTCCACAAATCACGCAGCGATACCTGCAGATCGGAAATCCCGCTGCAGGTCTGCGCCAGTCGGCGCTCAAGCGGCGACGAACCCGGCGGCAACAGGCTATTCATCCGTGCCCCCGTTGGTGACGCTCCATTCAGTACAGGATGCCGCCTGCGTCTTATCCAGCACCACATCACCCAGCGGGGACGTCAGCTCCACACGCTGGACGCCCTCCACATGCAACGCGGCATAAATGGCGCTGCGGCGGATATCACGTCCCAGCCGCGTCTGACTGGCGATGTATTTTTGCAGACTGGCTTTTGCTTCTGCCATCACCGGCTCAGCCTCCGGCCCCGGATAAAGGAAGATCGTTGCGTCCACGCTGTACGGAATAATTTCAGCGCTGCGCACCGTCAGGCGGTCTGCCACAGGGCGAACCTTTTCACTGTTAAGCGCCTTCTCAACCACTGCCAGCAGGTCAGCCCCTGCCGTACCGTCACCCTCGCGGCTCAGTACGGTAAGCACCACCTCTGCCGGTGCAGGACTGGTTGCGCTGGCATCCGCCACGCGCCCGTCGGCACTTCTGGCGTGGAACTCATAGGCTCCCGTCGGCCCTGCAACGGACAGCCCCTCAAATGCTGCAGGAATGCGCTGGCGTAATGCTTCATCACTTTCCATCACTGCAGCGACCGGCGGCACCGCGTCATTATCGGCAGGGACTACCGTCAGGCGCTTCACATTGCAGTTACCTGCCAGTTGCTCAAGGTCATTTCCCATGGAATAGGCCACCATGACCGCCTGCGCAGCCTCATTAATACGCTGGCGCAGCAGGATTTCGCGGTAAGTATTCTCCTGCAGCAGTTTGGTGACAGGTTCTGACTCCAGCGCTAACGTGCGCATAACGGCCTCCTGTTCATCAGCCGGATGGAGGGCCACAAAGGCGGCCTTGCGTTCTGCCAGCAATGCTTCAAAGTCCGGCACGTCCACAATCTGCGGCGGCGGTAGTTGGGAAAGATCAATGACTGCCATTGTCTGCTCCTGTTGAAACGGAAAGGGAAACTGGCGCGCCGTTATTGCTGTGTCCGGTAAGCTCAACCACCATAGAGCCGTCAATATTTCCGCTGATGGTGATGGAGTCCAGCGTAAGGCGCGGCTCCCAACGGTTCAGCGCCACATAGACCGCAGACATAATCTGCAGGTGCAGCGCCGGGTTCTGTGGCTGGTCAATCAGGGCAGACAGCAGGGAGCCATATTCCCGGCGAGCAAGACGGCTGCCCTTCGGCGTCAGCAGAATATCCCGCACCGACTGGCGCAGATGGTCTGTATCTGCAATAGCCTGCCCGTCATTCCTGCTCATACCGATATACAACGTCATACCGGACCTCCCGTGTTAGCGCCGCCTTTCAGAACACCAGTATGCTCATGGTCATCAACTACGATCCCGTTAGAACTCATTGCGCCACCGCCCTGAGTGACGCCACCATTGATCACCACCTCGCTGTTAATGCGCGTGGTGTCAGCCTCCACCACAAACTCAGCGGTTTTGTAGGTGACACTGTCTGATGCCTCGATCACCATGGATTTGATGCCCCTGACATGCCACCGTCCGGTGGCGGGTTCATACTCAAACCATCCCCCGTCCGGGTACTCCGTCACGCAGCCGTCCACGGAATCCGACGGTGGCGGAAACTGATTGGAGTAGATAGCGGGCAGCACAAAAGCGGTTTCCAGATTGCCGCCCATGCTCAGCACCACCACCTGCTCATCCGGCGACGGACACCACCATGTACGGGCACCACCGGCGCGCAGCGTCAGCCAGTTAATCCAGTTAGTTTCAAGTTCGCCCACTTTCACCCGACACAGCCACTTTTTCCGGTCCACTTCGGTCACAGTGCCGGTGCGGATCAGATTGGTGATAAGGCGCATAATTTCGGTCAGTTGTGCATTCATAACGAAAGGTTGCCATCAGTGGGAAAAGGTAGGCAGTTCTGGTGCTTGTACCAGCGATGAAACAAATATCACCCCGCCAGCCAGCGCAACAGAGTGTCACGGGTAACGGTTTCCACCTCATCATTCACGCCCAGCAGGCGGCGCTCTGCGTAGCGGACCTCCGGGCCTTTGCGGCTGACGCGATCACGCAGACCGTAATGATGAACACGGGCAATGCGCTGCACCTTGCCATCAAACTGCACGCTGGCGGAGTCCGCACTGGCAGCGGCTTTCAGGTATTTTGTGGTGCGAAGCTTTGCAAACATCTGGCGTTTGATACGTCCCTTCTTGCTGCGGGCTGTCACCCGGCGCGGCTCATAGCCGCTGCCGTCAGGATTACGCTGCAGCCTGATATTCTGCTGCTGCGTCCGGCGCAGCTGTTGCGCCAGTTGCCGCATCATACGGCTGCGTGCAGCAGGCTCCAGATTTGCCAGCAATGCCGTCAGCCAGTCATCCACCCTCTGCAGTTCATCCACGTTTCACCGTCCACATTTCTTCGGGTTCGTCCGGCTCCGGCACCGCTTCAACGCTTGACACGCTGCCGTTAGTGCTGACCAGCACGCGCTCCGTCAGTTGCAGGTTCAGGCTGATATCGCACACATCGTTGCGCAGAATATCCACTTCAAAGGTGAACAGTTTTTCGCGCAGCTCCGGGTTATTGATAGCATCCGGCTGGTTGTCACTTAGCCACAGCAGCACAGGAGCCATCAGCAGATTCTGGTCGCCGCTGAAATCCTCGATCACCACGTTCAGGGTGTAGCGGTATTCCCATGACATGGAGCTGGCACCGGTTGCCACCAGTGAGCCGTTATCAACGAAAAGGTGCAGCTTGTCCGGGTTGTCGCGGACATAAGCAACCGCTTTATTCAGGGCGCTGCGTAAGGACTGCGGTTTGTTCACTGTCTCGCTCCTGACACGCAATAATCGTGTCCACTTTGTCAGCACAGACCGCCCAGGCGGCCTCGGTTTCATCCAGCACCGCGTTCAGATCGCCGTTACTGCGCGGCGCTGACCTTTCCAGACGGCACTGCGTCACTCTGGGACAGCCACTCACGGTAAGCTGCACCTCCGGCGAGGGCCGGACGCTCCCGCAGCCGGATAATGTCAGCAGGCAAAGGAGTATCAGCCCAGCGGCGCAAATCCTCATTTTCACGTTTCAGTTCCTCGATCCGGTGCTGGCGGCTGCGCAGAAGTGCGGTGGTCTGTTCCGCTGCCGCATAAAGCCGCGCCTGCTCTCGGCTGTTGGTTTCGGTCAGAATGGACAGGCCGATCAGCTGGCTGTTTTTCTTCGTCAGCTCCTGCGTTTTGCTTTTCAGCGCCGCGCCCTGCGTTTCGATGGTGTGGCTGGCATTGTTAAGCCGCCATGACTGCCAGCCCAGCGCCGCAAGTACCAGCGCCAGCACTACCGCCAGCGCACGCATCAGGCCGCCATCGGCTCATGAAGCTGCGCGCGGGCAATCTGATACAAAACCAACGTCAGCAGGTAAAACACCAGGGTGATCACCCATCCAGAAAACGCCAGGCACAGAACAATAAGCAGCCTGATTACCCATGTACGCACGGGTTTTACGGGGTGCGCCCTGAATTTCAGCAATGCCGCCCTGACCTCATCGCGCGCCCGATCTCCGGCGAACCACCCGACCGCGCACAGCGCAGCAAGCAGCCAGGCGAGGAAGCATGACACCCAGACAGACGCACCAACCAGAACCGGCGCACCGCTGCGCGGATACAGCAGGCTGATAACCAACAGCGCAGCCCATACCAGTTGGAAAAAAACGCTCATGACTTTCTTTTTCATTCCGTTATGCTCCTTTTAAGCACCAGGCCATTTCCCGCGCGCGGCGGTTGTCCAGCCCCTGATTAAACACACCTTTGACATATACCCAGCGCGGCAGTTGATGGCAGGCATCCGCCCAGCGCCGCTGGTTCAGCAACTTAACCAGCGTGGAGCTGCAGGCGTTGCCGGTTCCCACGTTGAAAGCAAACGACACCACCGCGTCATAGACCTTTTGCGGCACCGGCTGCACCACACATTTTTCCAGCGCCCGCTCCACGCGCAGCACGTTGGTGATAAGTCCCTGCGCCGCCTGCCGCTCCGTAATGGTTTTCCCCGGCACCACACCGGAAGTATTGCCGATCCCGTCAGTCCACACGCCCGCACTGCACTGATAAGGCTGCAGGCGGCATCCCTCGTAATCGGCAATCAGTTTCAGCCCCTCGACGGAGGTATGAAGCGACTGGAAACCGGGCAGCGTGGCGGCGATAGCCAGCACCGCCCCGACAAGGCAGCGCTTAACGATTGAAGGATTCATATTCCCCCCGCGAAATTTTGCCGCCACGTAACAATTTGAAAGACTGGTGTTTGTAGTACCAGTTGATAGCCAGCATCAGCACACCAATCAGTACGCCGCCAACCGTTGACGCATCTTTGAGCGACAGATCGCCCAGCCATGCCAGCAGCACGGCGATGCAGTAAGTGATAAAGGCGCTGATTCGTTCAAGCGTCATAATTCAGTCCCATAGCTGGACGGTCTGCGCTGTGGTTGACGCCGTAATGTCCGGCAGCTCCACCTGCAGCCCGTGCGGTAAAAATGGGCCGTACTCAGCCAGCCCCGGATTCGCCTTCAGAACCTGCTCAGTGACACCCTGCGTGCGCCCGTAATGACGCCAGCAAAGCGCGTCCACCGTGTCATACTGATGCGCACGCACTTTCATCAGATAAGCTCCACCGTACAGTGCGGTGCATCCTGCACCCGGCTGATAGCCCAGCGGGCATCACGCCACAGATCGCCGCTGGCCTCCGCCAGCTCCTCCCCTCGCTTCACGCCTGACGCCGTGGCGTCATAGTCCTGATAACGCTCATTGAGCACAGCGCGCGCCCAGCAAAAAACGGCGTTGTGGTAGTGCTGAATACGCTCGCTTTTGCCGTCCAGCATTTCTGCAGGAACCTCAGCAAGTGTCCGCCAGCCCAGCATCTGCTGGCGGTTGCGGAAGTCGTACAGCTCAGCGTTAACCTCAGAAATAGCCGTCAGCACAACCTGCTTTAAACGCGGCTGCGTCACCGTGCCGTCAGTTCGCATCACACTGCGAAATTCCGACAGGTCCACATCAGGCCAGAACGGCGTATTTTTGATGACCTCCGCCTGTTCCGGTGCCTGTTCGGGCGCAACAAACTTCATGCGGCTTTCTCCTGAATAAGTGGGCGGTGGACGGAATTTTGATGTGGCAGTGCCTTTCGCCATCCCGTGCCGCCCGTGCGCGGGGCACGTTCGTTAGCGACTGTCATTGCGCAGTCTGCGCTCCAGCTGCTGCTTTTCTTTTTTCACACCGCAGCGGGGATCAAGCTGCAGCGCATGGGTAAGGTGATTCAGGGCAGACGCCGGATTGCTTTCGCTCAGTACAGCGCCGATGGCTTTATGCAGGCGCGCCCGCGACTGGTCCGGCATATCCAGATCGGTTGTCAGGTCCAGCGTCTGCAGAAGCAGATCGGCATCAAAACCGGCAGCAGCAAGCAGAGCGCTTTGCGCCGCGTCTGCCATTTCTTCTGCCAGCACGGTCTGCACGTTACGGTTGCCCAGCGGCATCACCCAGCCATGGCGCAGCGCATGACGCCCGATTTCCAGCGCACCGGCATAATCACCGGCGTCGATGCGCCACAACATCACGTACATCAGCACGTCATCCTGCTGCGCGCCTCCGGCAGCCAGCACGCCCTCTGCCCAGGCAGAATATTTCGGCAGCAGCTCCACCTTGATTTCCGCCTTTTTCACCGTGGACTGGATGCCTTTAAGCCTGCGGCGATCTTCTGCCAGTTGCAGCAGCATCAGGTCATAACCCGACGCATGGCGAACACTGCCGCCCTCACGGGCGGCCTGTTCGGCCTGAATGCGCAGGCGGTGCTGCCGTGCGGGACTCAGGCTCATGCGTTACTCTCCGTTTCCTGTTTCTGCTGCAGGCGGGGTGAAATCACCGATTTCGATGTTTTCCACCAGTGCCGCGCAGCGGTAGTCCTCGACCACATACGCCTCGTTGACGGATTCAAAGTTTTCAATCCGGTCGCGTTTCGGGTTGTCGATAACTGAACGGCGGCGGGTGTCTTCCTGCCAGTAGATGGACAGGTTATCCAGACGGGTGATCAGCAGGGCATTTGCCGGGAAGAAAGGCGCGCGCACAGCCTGCAGGCCGCCCATGCGTTTCTGGCTGATGATCAGATCGGCGGCGATTTTCTCGCTGTTGTCCTGCTCTTTGTTGACCAGCGGGAAATACTTGTCAGACAGCAGTTCACGTCCGCAGACAACAACCAGCTCGTCATCATCCTGATACTCCACATCGATCAGCTCGTTGACGGTATCCATCACCACCGCGTCAAGATTTACATACTTACCACCCGGACCGACTTTTACCGGTTCTGCAGTAGTGGTGCCGTCTTCTGCGGTTTTGCTGCCCATGACGTGATCCGGCGCGTCTTCGCGGATTTTCTGCAGCCAGCCTTTATTGACGTCCTGCAGCAGCGGGTTTTCAGCACGGTTGGAGGTTTTGGCGCGCTTCACGCCGTTAAAGCCGATCATGATGCGGTCCAGCGCCTGACGCTTGACGATGGCGTTGCGAATACGCACCTGGAAGTCCTGGAATTTCGCCCACAGGTCCAGTTTTGCGTAGGTCAGCACCGTATCAAAGTTGGTCTGCTCGCATTTGTATTCCACGTCTTCCATCAGCGTCGGATCGGTAGGCTCGCGCTCTTTGGTGGTGGTATCGGTGGTTCCGGCAATGGTGCTGCCAACGCCCAGCCCCAGCAACTGACCGGACTGCTCAGTGACCGGCGTGATGTTAATCAGCGTCAGGAAAGCGGCGGACTGCTGGATCTGGTCTTCCAGCGTCTGCTGCACGGACGGCTCCACGGTAAACTTGCTGGACAGTTCTTCAACCTCCACACCGTTCAGGCGCGCCAGTTGCTGCAGGTAAGCGTTAAAGGCAAAGCGGGTTTTCTTTTTCATCGGGTTTTATGCTCCATCAGCAATTGGTCAGGGTGCCTGCCGGTGCGTCACCGCCCGGCGCGCGCTGGCGGTAGTCTTTACGGCTGTCTTCACGGCTCAGCTGCTGCTGTAACTCGGCAAAGGCGGCCTGCTGTTCCTGCAGGGAGGACTCCAGCGCGGAAAGGCGTTCACCGTTTTCAGCCAGGGATTTATCAGTGCGCTCGCTCAGGTTCTGCTGCTCGGTGGCGACAAGTTCCACGGCTTTATGCACGTCTGAGAAACGCGCATCGTCGGTCTGCTCTTTTTTGGTGAACAGCGCGGTGACGCGGGCAAAGAGGGACGGCTTTTCGTCCTGGGCTTCTTCAAGTTCGATCAGCGTTTCAACCGCTTCCGAAAACAGGTTTTCAGGGTTCTGCTTACGGTTTGCCAGCGGGTTATGTGCGGCGCTGGCGCTGAAAGCCAGCATTTCGGTGCCAAGGCTCGCAGGATCGTCTGTCGCACCCAGCCCCACAAGGTAGGCTTTGCCGGTGTCGGCAAACTTCGTGCTGACCTCCATGGAGGTGAAAAGCTTCTGGCCTTTTTTCACCAGTTCCACCAGGGCGTCAGTGGGTTCGATATCGGCATAAAGTGCCATCTTGCCCGCCAGCGGGCCGTCCTGGATTTCTTCTGCAACCAGCCCCGTCACCCTGCCATAGCGGTTAAACGTGCTCTCCGGCAGATAAGACTTGATGTGCTCAAGGTTAATCAGCGCGGTATAGACCGTCGGGTTGTAGCTGGCAGCCATCTGTACCAGCCATTCACGCTGGATCTCGCGCCCGTCAGTGGTGGCACCTTCCACCCCGATACGGAAACGCTTTGCTTTCACTGTCATGAGCCATGCTCCGTTAGAAATAACTTACTGGAGCCTTATGTTTGCGGTGATGGGGGGAGTGAGACAACGCGCTGTATTTGTACGGTAAACCACACAAAACGCAGCCGGGGAAAGCCGCCATACAAGGCCGTATGTTTGGGCCATGAACACGACACTGACCCCCGCAGACCTCGATCCCCGTCGGCAGGCCATGCTGCTGTACTTTCAGGGATACCGCGTAGCCCGCATTGCTGAAATGCTGGGCGAGAAAGTTGCAACCGTTCACAGCTGGAAGAAGCGCGACAAGTGGGGCGACTATGGGCCGCTGGATCAGATGCAGCTCACCACCGCCGCACGTTACTGCCAGCTCATTATGAAGGAGCAGAAAGAAGGAAAAGACTTCAAGGAAATTGACCTGCTGGCGCGCCAGTCAGAGCGCCATGCCCGGATCGGAAAATTTAACGATGGCGGGAACGAAGCTGATTTAAACCCGAAAGTTGCCAACCGTAACAAAGGGCCACGCCGCCAGCCCGAAAAGAATGTTTTCACTGATGAACAGACCGAAAAGCTGGAAGAAATCTTCCGCAACGGCATGTTTGAATATCAGCGCCACTGGTGGCAGGCAGGCGTAAAACACCGCATTCGCAACCTGCTTAAGTCACGCCAGATTGGGGCAACATACTTTTTTGCCCGCGAAGCGCTGATTGATGCCATCACCACCGGGCGCAACCAGATTTTCCTTTCAGCCAGTAAGGCACAGGCGCACGTCTTTAAGCAGTACATCATCGACTTTGCAAAAGAGGTGGATGTTGAGCTGAAAGGCGACCCGATGACGCTCAGCAACGGCGCGTGCCTGTACTTTCTCGGCACCAACGCCCGCACGGCGCAGAGCTACCACGGCAACCTGTATCTTGATGAATATTTCTGGATACCGAAATTCCAGGAGCTGCGCAAGGTTGCCTCCGGTATGGCCATTCACAAGAAATGGCGACAAACCTACTTTTCCACACCGTCCAGCCTGACCCACAGCGCCTATCCGTTCTGGTCCGGCGCGCTGTTTAACCGGGGCCGTGCCAAAGCCGACAAGGTGGATATTGACCTGACCCACAGCAACCTTGCGCGCGGCCTGCTCTGCCCTGACGGACAGTACCGCCAGATCGTCACCGTGGAGGATGCGGTGCGCGGCGGCTGTAACCTGTTCGACCTCGACCAGCTGCGCATGGAGTACAGCCCGGACGAATACCAGAACCTGCTGATGTGCGAATTTATTGACGATCTGGCGTCAGTATTCCCGCTCAGCGAGCTGCAGGCGTGCATGGTGGACAGTTGGGAAGTCTGGACCGATTTTCAGGCTCTGGCGCTGCGCCCGTTTGGCTGGCGAGAAGTCTGGATCGGTTACGACCCGGCGAAAGGTACGCAGAACGGTGACAGCGCAGGCTGCGTGGTTATGGCACCGCCCACTGTACCGGGCGGGAAGTTCCGCATTCTGGAGCGTCATCAGTGGCGCGGGATGGACTTTCGCGCCCAGGCGGACGCTATCAAAAAGCTGACGCAGCAGTACAACGTGACCTATATCGGCATCGACTCGACCGGCGTCGGGCACGGTGTTTATGAGAACGTAAAAGCGTTCTTTCCTGCCGTGCGGGAGTTTGTCTACAACCCCAACGTCAAAAACGCCCTGGTGCTCAAGGCATACGACATTATCAGCCACCGCCGTCTGGAGTTTGATGCCGGGCACACCGACATTGCGCAGTCCTTTATGGCTATCCGCCGGGCCACCACCGCCAGCGGTAACCGCCCAACCTACGAAGCCAGTCGCAGCGAAGAAGCCAGCCATGCAGACCTGGCCTGGGCAACGATGCACGCACTGTTTAACGAACCGCTGCAGGGCGAATCCGCCAATACCAGCAATATTGTGGAGATTTTTTGATGAGTGAACCCGAAGCCTTAACCAGCACAACGCCAACAGAAGATACAGTGCCTAAAAACGCAGGCGTGACTGCCGAGGCTTTCAGCTTTGGTGACCCAGTCCCGGTGCTGGACCGCCGCGAGCTGCTGGACTATGTGGAATGCGTGCAGATGGACCGCTGGTATGAGCCGCCGGTCAGCTTTGACGGACTGGCGCGCACCTACCGCGCAGCCGTGCATCACAGCTCGCCGATAGCCGTCAAACGCAACATTCTGACCAGCACCTTTATCCCTCATCCACTACTGAGCCAGCAGGCATTCAGCCGCTTTGTGCAGGACTATCTGGTATTCGGTAACGCCTATCTGGAGAAACGCACCAACCGCCTTGGCGGTATTCTGTCGCTGGAGCCATCGCTGGCGAAATACACCCGCCGCGGCGTGGACCTGGATACTTACTGGTTTGTGCAGTACGGCATGACCACGCAGCCCTACGAGTTCACCAAAGGCAGCATCTTTCACCTGATGGAGCCGGATTTAAACCAGGAGATTTACGGCCTGCCGGAATATCTGTCAGCCATCCCTTCCGCCCTGCTGAATGAGTCCGCAACACTGTTCCGCCGGAAGTACTACATTAACGGCAGCCACGCAGGCTTCATCATGTACATGACTGACGCCGCGCAGAACCAGGAGGACGTGAACAACATCCGCCAGGCCATGAAAAGCGCCAAAGGTCCGGGTAACTTCCGCAACCTGTTTATGTACTCACCCAACGGCAAAAAAGACGGCATCCAGATTATCCCGCTGTCGGAGGTGGCGGCAAAGGATGAGTTTCTGAACATCAAGAATGTGAGCCGTGACGACATGATGGCAGCGCACCGCGTGCCGCCGCAAATGATGGGGATTATGCCAAGCAATGTTGGAGGGTTTGGGGATGTTGAAAAGGCGAGTAACGTATTTGTACGCAATGAACTAATACCATTGCAAAAAAGATTTGAAGAGCTAAATGTATGGTTAAAAGAAAAAGTGATCCAGTTCGAAGAATATAAACTTCATTCAAATTAGCTTTAAGGCTGCCAGTTTGGCAGCCAGAATTTTTATCGCCATTTTAGGTAAAAGGCAAAAAATGGATCAGTGATATGCAACTTTCGGTCTTCCTTATCCCAATCTATTACAGGGGTTGAAGCTTCTTCCGTTGCAGCTATTTTAGCCATTTTTTCTATAACACGAGTTACCTCATGAGCTTGTGGAGGAGTATCTTGCACCAGTTCACGTATGGCTGATCTTAACTCCTCGTACTGAATACTTTGCATTCCTGGTTTCATATGTGACAAAGCATATAATACAACTTTATATATATCTACTTCCTCACCATTCTTAAGTTTTCTCGGAATTCTGTCAGTTCGCTGATTAGGGCCACTAGCCAGCTTATCAAATACTATTTTCCCTGTTGATTCCGCAACTTTTCTAAAAATATCATCATCTAAAACATTAATAACCAACTTACTCGACAGAGTTTCTTTAACATTATTTGCTAAACATATAGCCTTACAAAACTCTTGCATTAAATGAGGGCTCCCCAATGATTCATTAGCAATTTTATCAATTACTGAATCACTAACTTCCATATTTAACAGAGGAAAACCTACTTTTGCTATTTGTTTTAGCTCATCCATTTCCCATGAAGGCATAGAAATATTTTCTAGCCGTCCGGTAATTTCTTTTTCAACTTTTACAGCATCATATCTTCGATGTGGAATGGCTATCAGTACAACAGGTACCCCATCAAACACTAATGGTTTTACCGCTCTAATAAAGTTCCCTTGTAGGTCACGATCAAGGTAATGAAAATCATCAATTATGAGACTAGACTTAGTTTGAGAGAGCACTTTTAGTGCAGAACTTTTTGCGGATGTCGTTCGCGATTTTTTACTACCGTTTGACTTTCCATCCGTCTGAACTAAACCAGCCTCGCCAGTTCCTTTAACAACTAATGCACTTGCAGTCCCAGATACCTTCCCACTAACTGCCAGAGCACTATTCTCTCCAGAATTAACTTCAATGCTATGGTAGCCATTTAGTTTTTCTAATACCTGCTCCCAAATATCATCTTCTGTTGTAATACTCCCACCATCAATCCATACAACATCATCATCGATGGCTGGGAATACCATTCTTGTAATTACAGTCTTACCAGACTTTGTTTGCCCAGTTAAAGTTACTAACTTACATAAATTATCTTTAGCACTCTCCAGTTTTCCATGAACCTCTCCTTCAGAGCGCTCAACATAAGTCAATCTCGGCATACCACCTGGCACAAAAACTTGTGAAGCACGTTGTTTATCCATGAATACTTCCCAATTAACACAGTTCTAGTGAGCTACGATTCTAAAATAACATCTAAGTCTAAACTATTAACATTACATGATTTGAGTATTCAAAGCCACAAGCGCGCGCTCGTATCCCCGCCACGCCTGCCCGCTTTATGGAGTGGTTTTCATGCAGGTGCATGACGGACCGGAAAGCGCGCCAGTTCTGGCGGCCCCGGTCCATTGTGATCCTTTTTGGATCATGCGAATCCATGCACCATAGACATGCACTGCGTTATCAAGTCGCCGTATGCTGTATGGGAGGGAGATTCCCACGGTGCAAAATCACTAATGCGTGCTTTCATCTTGCCTTACTCCGTACTCATTTAGCCTGGTAACCAGATCGCTCGTCAGCTCTGACAGCCACGAAATCGCCACCTCCTTGTCGTCATCGCTACAATCTGAGCTGGCGACCAGCCGGGCCATAAGTTCTATCCGTTGCAGTGCAAGTGACTCCATGAACAAATCGTTCACAACTCCCTCCCAATATTACTGTTTATATATACAGTACATCATATGTATTTAAAGCTGAAATAGTTTTTTACTCAGCTAACCCTTTGATTAATAGATAGCCTCATTCCAGCCCTCTTAGTACCACTGCCGCCATTTGTCATCTTCCTGCAGGCGCTGATTTCGGTAGAACAAACGCAGCCCGGCTCCGGACGGGATACTGCCGCCACGCAGAAGCAGATCCACCTTGGTATCGCTCGCATCAAATCCCCTAGACCTTAGTTCAGTATCAAGCTGCTGGCGCTGATGATTGCTAATCTGCTGTTTGTACCCATTCTGCCGCTTCGGTTTTACCAGTCTCAACCTGGCTGTCAGCTCCCGGCGTTCCTTCTGACTCATGCCGTGGAGGTAATCGTGCAGTTCCTTCTCATCCATGGTTTTAATATCGGGTAAATCACCCCCTGATTTGTTCAGATTTTCAACAGGGGGACAGTTATTGCCACGAGTCCAAGGGGCGCAAGCGCCCTGGTCGGCTGTCGCCTCCTGAACGTCAACGGCCTTACGAACCTTTTTCCACTTCATCGCGTGCGTGCAAATCTTGCCCTCTATAATCGGGGACCAGATGCCATAGATACGGATACCGTGATCGCCGTAGGCGCTCGGTTCGTCGTTAAGCTCATAAGCCGTGCGGACAAGGTGATGTTTGCGGGGAACCAGTACACCGCCCTGCTTCATGATGTAAGTGGCAAAGCAACCCGCATCTGCAGCTGCCAGTACCGCATCCAGACGCGGATTATCCAGTACCGGTGCACCCGCTTTGCGTTCGCCCTGCACTCTCGCCGCCTGACCAGCCAGCAGGCGCAGCTCACGGTATGCCTGACGCCCCGGAATACCAAAGAAACGGAATTGCTGGACACGGTGCAGTGACGCCCAGGCACAGACATGCTCGGCGCTGTCACGCAATGATCTGCCGGTTTCTTTGCTGATTTCTTTAGCCAGCCCGCGCCCGTCGATGTTCTTACTGATGTATTTGGCGATGTAGCTGGTCGGTGTACCCTTGCGCGGGTTGATTAGCTCGGACTTGAAGCGCGGGCCGGTATTGGTGCCCAGTTCCTCGCGGTCTTCACGGATGGCGAACTTACGCAGCAGCGCGGTGATGGAACGACGGTCTTTTTTGCGCATAAAGCACAGAAGATGCCAGTGCACGGTGCCGTCATGGTGCGGCTCTGCAACGCGGACGCCGTACCAGCGCAACCCGGCCTTGTGCATGGCCTTGCGGAAAGCGGCGAACGTATCAACCAGATAATCACTGCTCTGCCGAACAGTGGCACTGGTCCACTTCGGATTAGGTCTGCCGTTGTTGAGGGTTGCGTGGAAGCGTGACGGGCAGGTGATGGTATAGAACACCGCGCAGTCTCCGCGCATTTCCGCTATCAGTTCCAGCCCCTTAACACAGGCCATCATTTCATTACGGCGGTGTGCCGGGTTGCTGTTGCTGGCGTTCACCACATCTTCCATGTCCAGCGTGTCGCCGTCTTCATTGACCAGCTCATGCGAGCGGAAGAACTCCAGCGATTTGCGGCGCTGCTCGCGTTTGTGGATCACGGCTTCATAGCTGACATACGGGGACGCTTTCTTGTTGACCAGGCAGACGGCACGCAGCTGTTCCTCCCGCCACTCGCAGCGCATCTGCCACAGTTTGCGATACCACCAGTCCGCGCACAGCATACGCGCCAGCGATGGTGGGATCAGTTCATAAGGCACCGGCTTGCGGCGGTACTTTTTGCGACGTAGCTTCTCAAACGCTGGCGGGATGACCTCAAGGCGCATGGCTTCTGCAGCAACCCTTTCCCATGCCTGGCGGATTTCTTCTGGTTTTACATCATCGCTGACGAACAGATCACCGCAGGACGCATCGAGACACATGCTCATATGTGCCGCAACCAGCGTGGACAAACGTTTGACCTGATCCTGACTCATTTCAGGCAGTACCAGTAGCCCCTCCAGCCCGTCCTGGCTCGCCATGAACCGGAAAGACGCAGACACCTGGCTGTCACGCACGTGCTCCAGCCGCTCAAGACACGGTCTGATTGTTTCGCGCAGATAGCGGGAATAAGCTTTAGCCCTGCCCAGGCTATGGAAGTATTTAATCCGCTCCAGCAGAGGCTTGCTGATATGGGCAGGCATGGCGCTTACATCGGCAATAATCACCAAATCGGGATTAACGCGCTGCTGTTCGCGGGCCATTTTTGCATGGCTAATCAGCCGATCCTGCTCTATTTCACGCTGGACAGGATCGCGGGATTCATTGAAGAAATAACGTTCCCAAACCTTATCACTCAGCGCCTCACGGCGCAGATGCTCCAGCTCGTTATCCGCAGCGTACAGAGTGATGAGGTTTGAAAGCGCAGACTCCGGCGCAACTTCCGCCGGGTCCAGATACGGGTTAACCGCTTTTTTTGGGGCATTCCATGGAAAAGCCACGGCGGCCTCATTCGAGTCGCCGATGGTTTGTGCATGATGTAATGTGAATTTACTCACTGCCACGCCCGCACCTCAGCTTCCACCGAGATATCAGGACCAGACGCCAAATCAACACCAAACCAGCATGCTGATTTTGCGGCGATGATTTCTACTGCAGTTTTACTATCACCGGCAGCCACGCCCATGCTGCGCTTAGCGGTTATACGGTGATGGGTGAAATTACGATAAAGGGAGCGAGTCAGGGATGTGTCGCTGTTGGACACGATAACCGGATGACCTTCTGATGACCGGCGCTCAAGAATAGACGCCAGATGATACTGGTCATCCTCTGTAAAACCATCGGTGTGATAACCGGTAAACGTTCCGTCATATGGCGGATCACAATAAACCACATCCCCCGTCTGCAGCAGTGCCAGCGTCTCGTCATAGCTGGCGCAGATAAACGTTGCGCGTTTTGCTTTCTCGGCAAAAGCGCATATTTCATTTTCAGGGAAGTACGGTTTTTTATAATTACCGTAAGGAACATTAAAATAACCGTTCAAGTTATAGCGACACAGTCCGCGATAACCATGGCGATTTAAATATAAGAAATACAATGCGCGTTCAATTGCGCCACCATGGCGCAAGTTAAACTCCTGTCTCGTCTTATAATATGCCTCTGAATCATTACGGGCTTCAAAAAGGTATCGGCCCTCTTTGATGAAGTATTCAACATCATTCTTAATCACCTGATAAAGATTAATCAGGTCTGGATTAATATCCGCGACAAGATAATGAGGATAGTCTGTCGCCATCATCACAGCACAGGAACCCGCGAAAGGTTCAACCAGTCGCGGGCCCGCAGGAAGGTGTTTAATCAGTTCCGGCATTATTGCGGTTTTATTTCCCGCCCATTTCAGGATGGTGCTCATACAGCCCCCCCTATGTAATGTTTGCCTTTCAGCTCTGCAATTTCCTGACAAGTGATACAGCACTGCACGCCCGGAATGGCGCGGCGGCGAGCTGGCGGGATCGGTGCATCACAATCAATGCAAAGCACACGGGAAACGCCCGGCGTTCTGTTGCGGGCGGTGTGGATGTGGCGCTGACGTTCTTCTTCAACGCGCTGCTGTACAAGGTCCATTGAATCAGCCATCAGTGGATCTCCTGCGCTTCGTTCTGAATGTTTTCAGCCGCAATACGCAGCAGCTCCGCCGCTTCAACGTGATTAAGCTGGCGTGACGTGATATGGCAAGCCAGGCTATCAAGACGGGCTGCCATTGCCGCAGCACGTGCACGGCGTTCTTCCATGCGCGCATCAGTCAGCATCTGGTTAAGGCCAGCATCATCTGGTCCTGTTTTGGTGATTCGGGTTTCAATATTTCGCATTGTTGTTTCTCCTGAATTTGGGCAATAAGATGCCCGGCGGGTTTACGCCTTTAATTTCGGTTGTGAATTAATTCGGCATGGCTAGCCGATTTGGAAATAAACTCACCACTGTACGGAAATGGTTCATTGCTTTAATCAGCTCCCGCTTTTCGTCAGTCGTCAGCTCACTAACATTGACGCTATGACGTTCCGCCGGAATCTTTGCCATAAAGAATATTGCAGCTAATGAGCGTTTATTCTGCTCATGGTTAATATCCCGTTGGTCCCGCATATCGCTAATAAAGCGCTCCAGTTCTGAATCAATATTTAAGCCAAACACTTTCGCCCTTAATTCCGCGATGTGGTTTAACCCATTAAGGCGGAGGCCAGCACTTAGCGGAACAGTCGCAGCATCGCCTTCAATAGCCATGGTTTCCCCTGCTTTTTAGTAGACAGTTCAGCCAGCAGCGCATCCTGAGAGCGGCACGGGTGCCAGCGCTTGCCACCCTTCCCCATTATCCAGCCATGACCGCAGTGCATTGCAGGACTTTGCTTAACGAGAAGTGATGCAAAAGAGGGTTCTTTAGTCAGCATAACCACCTCAGATCAGACCGAACGAAGCACCAAGGCCCGTTACGGTATCTACTGCACTTGCCATCGCCGGATTCGCCTGCAAACGCGCGTGCAATGAAACTGCAGTGAGGGCCATAAGGCGTGTAACAGCGTTGATGCTGTTGATAACATCGCGGCGACCAGCACTGGTTTTCACATCACCGGATACTGCGCCTGCAGCTACACGCCCAATCTCCGCAGTTGCACTCATGACGTAATGTGGCAGGTTCTCTTTTGCCACTTCATTCAATGGTACGCACGGCAGGCAATGGATTTGAGCCAGAAAACCGTCAACCAACGTTGAGTCTTCTGTGATATCAGTCAGCAGCCAGATCTCCGGCGGCGTAAGTTGATGCGGTTGCTCCGGGTTTAGCTTGTTGCGCAGCGTCTGGACATTCATGCCAGCGCGTTCTGCCAACTTCGCCATGTTATGACGTAAGGCAAAGGCACGGCAGGCATCATCGAAATGCGGGTGTTTGGAAACTCGATAGTCAAACATAGCAAGAAACTCCGATGTATCTCAAAATGGAACTAACTAATAGCGACATTGCAATCAGAAAGCGCATCAACCGTCAGCGCGACGATATTAATCATCACTTTCTCGCGCTTCTTGTCCTTACGCAGACGGTGGCGAGGCAAACGACCATCAGCGAGCATGTCGTTAATGGTGTCTACAGGCAGTCCTGTTAGCTCGCTATAGCGTTCAATTGTGACGTGCGGTGTATTCAGAGTGATTGAAATGTTAGGGGTCATGATGCAACATCTCCTATTGGCTTGTGGTGAGCCGGTAGTAATCGTGACAAGTCCCCAAATGGGAACGAAATTGATACTAGGATCGCATAAGAGATATGTCAACATCAAAGTACCCAAATGAGATCAAAATAAATCCCAATCAGGGTGGCAAGGCTGCGATTGAGCGATTGGTCGAGGCATATGGGTTTACGACACGGCAGGCCCTTGCTGACCACTTAGAAGTGTCAAAAAGCACTTTGGCTAATAGATACATGCGAGATACCTTTCCCGCAGATTGGATAATTCAGTGTGCCCTCGAAACAGGCACTTCACTCAATTGGTTAACCACCGGGCAAGGCCTTAAACTAAGTTCTCAAACAGCAACCACCGAAGAGCTCGTGAAGTTTCGTCTGGTTGCGGGAAAAATGGTTGAAGATGGCTCATATGTTTTTGACGCGTCATTTCTTCCTGCGAAGCTTTCTGCCCCGATTGTTGTTCTCGACGGACCTACTACATACATCTGTGAGCAAAAATTTACAGAAGTGCTTGATGGGCACTGGTTGATCAACATTGATGGAACTTATTCCATCAGACTCATCACCAGATTGCCTAAGGGCATGATTAAAATTTCCACTACAGATAATAGTTTTGAATGTGCTTTTGCAGATATAGAAGTGATCGCATATGTAAGAAGCACAACTGTTTCAAATTGATATGGTAAAAGGATTTTGAAATGGATTTATTTATTATAGTAGTACTCTTATTAGCATTGCTCTCTCCCATTTTATCCGTTGTACTTTTCAAGAAAAGTAAAAAATATCGAGAGGAAATGAGTGTTTTAGCCTCCAGTAATAAAACTCTTGGAGGTGAATTAGGTGAAACACAGGAAAAATTAGCCCAGGCTATACGCGAACACGCAGAACTTGAAGGGAAAGCAGCTCCCTTATGGCAGTATCAAGAATTGCATAATGCAGTCCTAAATGCTGAGAAGAAGATAAAAACTGCTGACGCCATAGCCAAAGAAAAGATAGAAGAAGCTCAAAAAAAAGCTGCAAGAGCAGTGAACGAAGCCCACCACCAGGCTGAATTAACAATAAGCAATGCCAATAGCGAAGCTGTCGCTATCACCCAAGATGCTCGTGATGCCCGCTTGAAAGCCAAAGAACGACTCGATAACGCGAATAGTAAAGCGGATGAACTGATCTCTAATGCAAATGATAATGCGATGAAAATAATCGCAGATGCTGAGATACGTGCAAAAGAAATTGCGGGGTCCGCATATGAAGCAAAAGAGTTCGCAGAGACCTATCAGGCTGTAGCCAAGTCAATGAAAAATAAAATTGAAGGGTACGGTGATGAATGGATAGTTCCAAACCGAAGTGTTTTGGACGAACTGGCAGAGAATTATGAATTTACGGATGCCGGGAAAGAGCTGCAAAAAGCCAGGGAGTTAACCAAGTCTCTTATCAAAACAAGCAAAGCTGCAAGCTGTGAATATGTCGAACCGAACAGACGAAACACCGCAATCAATTTTGTACTAGATGCTTTTAACGGGAAGGTTGATAGCACCCTTTCGAAAATTAAGCATAACAATTACGGTAAACTATCCCAAGAAATAAAAGATGCATTTGAGCTTGTGAATTTTAACGGTTCAGCCTTTAGGTCCGCTAAGATCACCGATATTTACTTACAGGCTCGACTCAACGAGCTTAAATGGGGGGTTGCTGTAAATGAAATTATGCTCGAGGAAAAAGAAGAACAAAGACGAATCAAAGAGCAGTTACGTGAAGAAGAAAAAGCACGTCGCGAGTATGAAAAAGCGATAAAAGAAGCTGAAAAAGAAGAAAAAGCAATTCAACAGGCCATTGATAAAGCGACTAAAGAACTGATGCTTGCTGGCGAAGAACAACGTATAGCCCTCGAACAGAAACTGGCTGAGCTACAAATTAAATACGAAGAAGCTGAAGCAAAAAACCAAAGAGCTATCTCGATGGCGCAGCAAACACGCTCTGGTCACGTATATGTGATCAGTAACATCGGCTCCTTTGGAGAAAACGTTTATAAGATTGGGATGACGCGCAGACTTGAACCGCTCGATCGCGTCCGTGAGTTGGGTGATGCCAGCGTACCTTTCTCATTCGATGTGCATGCAATGATCTACAGTGATGATGCACCATCACTCGAAAATCATCTCCACAAAGTGTTTAACGATAAGCAAGTGAACAAAGTTAACTCACGCAAAGAGTTCTTCAATGTTGGTATAAAAGACATCAAATCTACGATTCAAGAAATGAGTATTGATGCGCATTGGACGATGTTTGCAGAGGCTAAAGAATATCGTGAATCACTAGCCCTAACTGAAAAAATCCTTACTGATAAAATCCCCGAAGATGAACTGATCGTTGCTTAGCTAAGGAGAGTTTGTAATGAAATTTAAAGCTAATTCCATTAGAACATTAGATCGTTTTTTGAAATGTTGTGGTGGTCAAGAAAATATAACATTAGGTATCAAATTAGATGATTTAGGACCTGAAAAGCTAGTTGAAATTGGTTTTGGCGTTTCGCCAGAAGAAGGCCTATCGATAATACCAAGTGTTATTGGTAAGTTTACTAGTTTCAATGCTAACGGAAAGGAAATCCTACGACCTGATTTGCCAAAAGAACAATACAGCGTTTCATATACAAGCACTACATACGACTGGCATAGAAATCCTCATTATGGGATGCGCACACGAACAGCTATGCGGATAGCAAGAGAGCATATTCCAGCTCCTGCGATAATGATCTCTGTTGCTAAAACAAAAAATGGGACATACATAACTTCACCTTTACTAAATTTATCCGAAGAAAATTCAGAGTTAAACATCCACATTATAAACTTAATGCTCGAATGTTTCGAGGAGATAGAAATTTTAGATACAGAAAAAGAACCATTAATAACAACAAAATTCAAAAAAGTGTTATGGACTGTATTACCTAAAGGGAAATACCCATGGGACGAAATTTCGAAAATAATAGTTTCTAACACCCAAAAAACTTCAGCATCAGATAGCGATAGAGAGGTCATTGAATCCAGACTCAAGTTAATCAATGTCTACAAACCTGATTTCATTGCTACTGGTCATGCGGGATTCAACGGATATTTTATCTTTGGTTTTGAAAGTAAAAATATATACGTACTTGAAAGCATTTTTCTTGATAACGCTACTTACATTTTTAAAAAAGATTGGGAAATATTATCCCAATTAACTAAAGCAGAGATCATTAATGGTGACCTTGAATATGAGCGTATCGTTCATAATAAAGTTTGGAAACGAGCAATAGGTGACCGCTTATCAAAGGCCTTAAGAACTTAAGTAGATGATGTTTGAATTTATGAAATTCATACATTGACCACTGTTCAAACATACAGTTAAATTTAGCCCTCAAACATGAGGGCTTTTTTATGGCAGTACGAAAACTCGACACAGGTAAATGGATATGCGAATGCTACCCCGCAGGGCGCAGCGGGCGGCGTGTGCGTAAACAGTTCGTCACCAAAGGTGAAGCATTGGCTTTTGAACGCCACACTATGGATGAGACGGAGGCGAAACCCTGGCTAGGTGAATCGGTAGACCGTCGGACGTTGAAAGACATCGTTGAACTCTGGTTCAAACTGCACGGCAAATCCCTTACCGCTGGCGAGCATGTTTACGACAAGCTACTCTTGATGGTCGATGCCCTCGGAAATCCTCTCGCTACAGATCTCAGTTCCAAATTGTTCGCGCATTACCGTGATAAACGCCTAACGGGTGAAATTTACTTTAGCAACAAGTGGAAAAAAGGTGCCAGCCCGGTAACTATCAACCTTGAGCAAAGCTATCTTAGCGGCGTTTTTAGCGAACTGGCCCGACTAGGTGAATGGACAGCGCCGAACCCGCTGGAGAACATGCGCAAATTCACCATCGCAGAAAAGGAGATGGCCTGGCTGACGCATGAACAAATTACTGAGCTTTTGTACGACTGCAACCGCCAAAGTCCCCTACTCGCACTGGTCGTTAAAATCTGTTTGAGCACCGGAGCACGCTGGCGCGAAGCAGTGAACCTCACCCGCTCTCAAGTCACAAAATATCGAATCACTTTCGTCAGGACCAAAGGCAAAAAGAACCGTAGCATTCCGATCAGCAAAGAGCTGTATGAGGAAATCATTGCCCTTGACGGCTTCAGGTTCTTTACCGACTGCTATTTCCAGTTTTTATCTGTAATGGATAAGACCTCTATCGTGCTGCCACGCGGGCAGCTTACCCACGTTCTGCGCCACACATTCGCTGCTCACTTTATGATGTCAGGTGGAAACATCCTCGCCTTGCAGAAAATCCTAGGTCATCACGACATTAAAATGACTATGCGCTATGCTCATCTGGCACCAGATCATCTTGAAACTGCCCTGCGCTTCAACCCGTTGGCTACGCTGCCAAGTGGCGACAAAGTGGCGGCAGCAGTTGGCAATGCCCCGTAG